TCAAGGCTGGGGAAAGTTTATACACTGGATATGGTGGTAATGCTGCACAATCTGGTATGATGGAGGATCTGAGTAAGTTATTACAAACACTTAGAACTTCTGCTGTCTTTGGTGATGTGTTGAAATTTAAGCCCGACCAAAATCTTTTCGATCCAAGTAATAAACCAGACATCTCATTCAAAGAAGCACTTGACGCTGGGGTAGATTTCGATATTCTTCCAGAAACTATAATTGATATGAGACAGAAAGCTAAGGAAATTTTCCAAGGTACATCTGGAGCAGGATCTGATTTTGATGTTTCAACTATTATTCTTGATCCGTCTGTAACTGCGTCTGAATATGCAGCAGGTATCTTTGGAGTAGAGTAACATGGATATCTTTCAAAGTCAGAGATTTAGATCTTCCTTGAAAGGACTTGGTGATACCACAAGTCGATTAGCTCGTGTCATGAGAACTGATGCGAGAATGAGAAAGAATGATTATGCGGAAATTTCTAGACTGAATGATAGACTAAAGAGAACAATCCCCATTATTCCTGCGGCATTTGGAATCTCTGGTGCCACTCTTGGAGAGGGAGTTGATCAGGGTGGATTTCCTGGTTTTTTTGGATTTCCTGGATTTCCTGGATTTGGTCCTCCAACAGGTCCTACTGGTCCACAAGGCCCACAGGGTCCAACAGGTCCTCAGTCCACAGAAACTACAATAGAAGAGAGCACTCAAACTGAGACCAATAACACCACTGAACAAACCAGTCCTATTAAAATTCCTGTGGAACCTTATGTTCCCCCAACTACACCAGGAACAGGAAAACCCGAAGAAACCGAACAACCTGGAGTACCTGAACCCAGTCAACCTCCTGTCCCCGTTCCTCCCAAACGAAAAGATGATGAACCAGATGTAGAAGAAGAAGAGGAAGAAAAAAAACCAATCCCTCTTCCAGATCCTCCACCAACACCAATTCCTTTAACGCCACCTTTTCCAATTCCTAGAAGGAAGAAAGAAAAAGAGGAAGAAAAAGAACTGGTCCCTACGGCCATGTCTTTGTATGAATTTGAATTAGCGTTAAGATCTAGAAGACAACAAGAAAAGGGTGCTGATCCTGCATGGTTGGCTCCATACTTTGCATACTTGGCTGAATTCTTTAGAAGAAACAAAGCCGCAAGAGGTACTAGGGAGGGTTTTCTTAATCCAGGCAAATATCCATTGGGAGGTGCAGTTGAACTTCCTGATGGTGGCATATTGACAGTGAATCCTGTTGGTAATCCATTTGATAGACAACCTTCATTTAGATATGTGAATGGTATCAATAGAAGGAAGGGTGATAAAAATGCCAAACAAGCTTTGGCGATTATGGATCTGGTACAGGCAGTCATGAATGTGTTGGGACCCTTTGCTGCTGCGACCGCAGCAAGACCAGGACAGACAACACCTAGACAACCTTCTACTGTCCCAGATCCAAATTATGTACCACCAGCATCAACAGGTCCTCTTATTCCACCGAGACCACCAGGTTCTGTAATTCAACCAACTAAACCTGATGGCGGCCCTCTTGGAAGACCACAGACAACACCCGTAAGACCTCAAAAACTTTTACCCCAAGGATCCCAAGGACAGACGATTGATGTATCTCCTATTCAAAGATCAACTAGCCAATCAGCAGGACAAACCACTATATTTGGCCAAGGTGGAAGAAAAGTACAAAAATCATTACCTGGTTCAGTAAAATCGAGTATGGCTGAGTATAATAAGGAAACTTTAATAAATCTTCTGAGAAATGCATATAAAGATAACATTAACCGAATACGCAAAACACCAACACAAAACGAACTAGATATTAAAGATGCTTTACGACAAAAAGGTATTGAACCACCAACGCCTGCTGAATTGGGTGTAGGTTTAGGCCCTCAAGCCTCAGCAAGAACACTTATTAAACCCATCTATATCTTAACAGATCAAATAGCATGAGCTACGTAAGAAACGTCAAAATCACAAACGTTAAGATCACTTCTCTTGACGGAAAAACCGCTGAGGTTGGAAATGGTATCAGTGGTATCATGGCTTTTGATTACTTTGAAAGTATTTTCAAACCGTCTGTTGAAGCCACACTGACAATTACAACAACTGATAAGATTGTATCTGAGTTGCCCATTAGGGGAACGGAGAATGTCACGATTACTATCGTTCATGATAGTGGAGAGGTAGAGTTTACTGATTGGGTTATTTCTAGTGTGAGTGAACCATCAACATCTTCAACTCAGTCTGTGCTTGTATTCGTTCTTACAACTCCAGAGAACGTTAAACAAGAATTGAAGAGAAACAGACTTACTCAACGATATGATCTTAAAGTTCCTATCAGTTCACATGTAGAAAATATTCTTCTGTCTTTAGGAACTGAAAAAAATCTTGACATTGAAAAGACTGCAAACTCCTATGGATTTTATGGTAATTATTGGAGAGCATTCAAGGCTATCTATTGGCTAGCCAAGAGATCCATGGCCACTGGTGGTGGTGAGAGAGCTGGATTTTTATTCTGGGAGACTAAGAGTGGATATAAGTTTAAGAGCATTGATAGTATTGCATCGAGTGCAAAAACTAACGTAGTTCAAAGTTTTGAACAGAGAGAATCAGTATCGGAAGATGATGATTCTGATAACTTCAAAATTCTTGCTCCTTTCTTTGAGTTCAATCAGAACATCATCACCAAGATGAGAAAGGCTGCATATGGTGACAACACAAAATATTTCAATGCATACACTTTGCCACAGAAGTTTCAACCAGAACACACATCGACATATTCGGGAAGTTATGATAAGGTAGATAAATTCGGTACAGAGGATCTTGTAAAACTCAATCTTGGTGTGAGTGATTCTCCAACAAACTGTGATGTGCAACCATACATTAGTGGCACAATGACACAAGATGGAACGGTTGATCCTGAAAATGATAGTGGAAGTCCAGAAAAGTGGTGTAGTTCCACACAAAAATATCAACTAATGTTGTCTCAATCACTTCGGTTGACGGTTCCTATGAACTTTGAACTTGAGGCTGGATTACCTATCAATCTTGATTTGATATCTCCTAACAAAGGACTTGACAATCATGAGAGTGGTGTCTATCTTATAAAAGATCTTAGACACACGATTCGTGTCACTGACGGTGGAGGTATGGAATGTTTCACTAACCTGCGTTGTATCCGTGATAATTACGGAAATGACGGTATCAATACGAACGTCACTTTGTTAAATAGCTAAAATTCTTACTAATATGGAAAACATCGAAGCACATATTGCTAAGGATAAACAAATCCTTGACAATCCTCAAACATCTCCTCAACAACGTCGTCACATCGAAGGCGAACTTCACGATCTCGAAGATTGGGTAGAACATCACAAAGAAGAGATTGAAGCGGGTGATCATCACGATCCTACTCCTCTGGAACTATTCTGTGATCAAGAACCTGGCGCCCCAGAGTGTAAGATCCACGATAACTGATAAATAACTGAAAATCTTTATATCTTGATGGAAGACGTACTGACTCGCCCAGGCAGTATGGGCTCTGATGGGCTCAAATGGTGGATTGGCCAAGTTGCGCCACGATCTGCCTGGGCGGGTTCTGGTACAATGACAAATGATAAAGACGTTGGTGTAAAATCATATGATCCAGAGATTGATATCTACTACAATCGTGTAAAGGTTAAAGTTGTAGGATATCATGATCAAATTGCAAATCCTTATGATTTGCCTTGGGCACATATTTTGGCCACGCCAATGTTGCCCTCTGGATATGGATACAAGGACCAAACACACTATCTTGAAGGTGGGGAGAGTGTGTTTGGTTTCTGGTTAGATGGTGACGATGAACAAAAACCTGTAATCGTTGGTGTTTTTTATCGACATAAGAAGGGTGATGACCAGTCTCCGCCTTTGAGTGGTGGTGACAATAAGACAACAACATTGAATGAACCAGAATCGGAACTTACTGGAGCCACTGCTGGAACAAATCTAGGTACTGGTGACAAAATTCCTGAGAAGAACTATAAAGTTCCTTTTGGTGCATATAATCCTGTTACTGGTCGATTTGAAAAAACTGTAACAACAAGGAATCCGTCCACAGATGAGGCTAGTAGTGATAAAGGAATGTCTCAAGCTGCATTGAGACATCATGCAGCTCTTAGAACTTCTGTTGATAGACCATCGTGTAGAAGAGATAATGCGATTGGTCAAATTACTGGTAAACTTGGTGATTTTGCCGAATTCTTAATTAGTATTGAAAACTATGCAGATCTGTATATTGGTGGTGCTTTAAACGTTGTTGAAAATCT